AATTGCAAATCCTAAAAAGATTAAAAAGCCTGATGAGAAATTTAGAGTAAAAATAACTCCAGCCACAAAAAAGAAGCAAGATGAAAGCAAACAAGGAGGATTATTTTGAAGATTAAAGATGTAATAAAATTAGCAGAAGGAATTGACAAATCAGTTTTAAAAGATGATGATAAGATTGATATTTTAATGCACAAAATTAATGCATTTAGAGAATCAAAAGATATTGAAAAGATTATTGATGATGCGATAATTGAAGCACGAGCTATGGAAGAACTGAATTAATGAAGTTATATAAAAATAGTGAATGCAGTTTGTGCGATTGCTTTTTATGTGTAGTTAAATTAAAAGTTAATCCAAACACAAATGAAGAAGTAATTATTTGTAGAGATTGTTGGGTTAATCTTGTAAAGGAGAATAAAGCAAATGGCATATAATTTTGATGATGAAGTAAGAAAGTTTGAAAAAAGAGTGCTGATATTTTCAGTAGTAATAGTAGTAATAATATTAGCAACAATGATTAAATAAAAAGGAAAAAAGATGAATTTAGATAATTTAATAAATGGAAAAAGAGAAGAAATAAAAGAGAATGATTTTTTTGAAGAAAATGAGAAGATAGTAACAGTTAAGCAGAAAGAGCTTGATAGATTATATGAAATATGTGAAATTTTAGCTAAACAAAGAGATAAAGCAACTGTTGAAAATGAAGCCTTAAAAGATGAACTATTGATGTTAAAAACAAATAGTGAGCCAGTTAGTATGGGTTTGGATAAATATGAAGAAATGATAAAAATAGCTGAAGCAAAGATTGATTAATGGAGTTTTTATTTGGTTTAATATTCGGATATGTTTTTGCAACAAGTGATGAATATTTTAAAACAGATAATTTAAAAAATATTTTCAGTAGGGATAATAATTCTACTGAAATTGTGAAGAAAAAAGATTAAGGAAAAGGGTTTTATTTGGCATTGTCTAACACTAAAAAGAAGAATATTGTAGCTGATTGGAAAACTGGAGCTTTTTCACTCAATAAACTTGCAAAAAAGCATAAGATTTCAGTAAATACTGTTAAGAAAATATGCACAGGTCTAGCACACGATAATGCACCACTAGTAAAGGCTTTGTACGAAGTGGAGAATTTAAAAAAATGCACAAAAAGTGAACAAGAAATTAAAGCAGTAGAAAATGTAGTAAAAATCAAGTTAGAAGTAAATGATTTATCACTAAAAATATTTGATAAATTGAACACTAAAGTAGATGCAGGAAAAGCACAAAAAGTTGTTACTGTTGGATTAGGAGATGGTGTTACAAGAGCAGAAGTAGTTGAATATGATTATCAGCCTGAACACTATGAGAAGTTAGCAAATACAGCACATAAGTTAGCACAAGCGAATGGAGCTATTGATAGTGGTAACAAATTAGAAATTAACAACCAAAACCAACAAGCACAAAGCCAACAAGGCTTTATAATCAAAGTAGAAGATTGAAAGAAATAGCACTTAATCGTAAGCAAATGGACTTTTTAACTTCAAAAGCTACTAATACAGGCTTTGTTGCTGGTCTTGGTAGTGGTAAAAGTTTTGTTGCTACATTAAAAACTATTAAAATGAAGATGGAAAATCCAACAGAAACAGTTGCTTATTATTTACCCACTTATGGATTAATTAGAGATATTGCTTTTGATAAATTCCCTACTCTATTAAGTGAATTAGGAATTAAATATAAACTAAATAAATCAGATAAAGAAATACATATCGAAAACTTTGGGAAGATTATTTTTAGGTCAATGGATAATGCTGAAACTATTGTTGGATATGAAGTTTTTTATAGCATTATTGATGAGTGTGATATTTTAAATCAAGACAAAATGACTATTGCATATAATAAAATTATGGCTAGAAATAGACAAAAACATTCAGAAGGTAAGCTAAATCAGATTGATGTTGTTTCAACTCCTGAAGGCTTTAAATGGTTTTATCAAAGGTATGTAAAAGAGTTTAATTCTAAGACTGATAAATTAGTTAGAGCATCTACTTATGACAATAAACATCTACCTGCTGAATACATTTCAAACTTGGAACAACAATATCCACCAAACTTATTAAAAGCATATCTGAATGGGGAATTTGTAAATCTAAATAGTGATACAGTTTATAGTTATTTTGATAGAAAAAAACATCATAATGTAACTGAACTACTTTATGATGATATTATTCATATCGGTCAAGATTTCAACTTTAATGGCTGTATATCGACTGTATTCGTTATTAGATACATAAACAATATTGAGTGTGTTTTTATGATAGATGAATTTAGTTCAAAAGATAGTTATGGAATTGTTGAAACTGCAAAAAGAAAATATCCAAACAGAACAATTACTATTTATCCTGATGCAAGTGGAAATGCAAATAAAACAAATGCAACTGTTACTGATATTCAAATACTTAGACAAGGTGGCTTAAGTGTATATGCAAATAATAAAAACCCACGAGTGCAAGATAGAGTTAATAGTGTAAATGCTTTGATTTATAAAGATAGATTTTTTATTGATACAAACAAATGTATCAAGTCAACAGAAGCTTTAGAGCAACAAGCATACGATTTAAACGGAGTGCCTGAAAAGTTCAATGGAAGTGCTACGATTGATGATTATAATGATAGTTTAGGTTATTTTATTTACTACAAATATCCGTTGTTGGATAGAACTGTATCAACAACAACATTTATATTATAAAAAGGAAAAGAGATGAAGCATAGAGATTTTTTGATAAATGATGCAATTATAATATGTAAAAGAGAAAATATCAGATTTATTCAACTAGAAAATGATACTTTTCTGTGTGATGGGAAGTTAAAAATAGGAATTAAAGAAGCATTGAGTTATATCTATAACAAAAGTAAATAATACCTTTAAAATAACCCCCTAATCAATTAATATATAACTAAAAAAGGTTATGTATGATTGATTATATAATGCCCGAAGTGTCTAATAAACTTAGCACTTGGAATTTAATAGATAATGTTTCTAATGGTTGGAGTGGTATTGAAAGTAATATTAAAAACTTTATCAATAAAGAAGATGGAGAGGAAGATAGAAGTTACGATAATAGAGTAGCAAAACTAACACATTTTGATTATTTTAATAATACTATTGATGGAATTACTGGGCTTATATTTAAAAATAGAATTAAACTAAGTGAAGATACTCCAACACAAATATTAGATTTAATTGAGGATATAGATTTAAATGGAACTCATTTAGATAACTTCATAGCAAACTCATTTAAAAAAGCACTTCAAAAAGGTGTATCATTTACTTTAGTTGATTTACCAAAAGTGGAAGAACTTAAAAATAAAGCTGATGAAATAAATCAAAACATAAGACCTTATTTAATAGATATTGCACCTGAAAATGTAACAGCTTGGAAGACATCTAAGATTAATAATAAAACAGTCTTGACAATGGTTAAAATAAGAGAATTTCAAACAATAGATGATACTGAAAACCCTTATGCAATAATTCAAAAAGAAGTTTTTAGAGTATTAAAAATTGGAACTTGGGAATTATGGGAGAAAGATGATAAGGGTAATGAAGCATTAATTGATAGTGGAGCTACAAACCTAAATTACATTCCTTTTTATTGTCTAAACTTAGCGAAAGAAGATACATTTTTATCTAAGCTACCATTTTTAGACTTAGCAAAATTAAACATTGCACATACTCAAATATTTACAGATACAAGACACTCGGCACATATTGCAAGTGTTCCAATGTTAAAACTTTTAGGAATACAGCAAGATGAACTAAAAGGCTTTATCGTATCAGCAAACAAAGCTATAACTTCTAATAATTCAGATGCTAAAGTTGATTGGCTCGATTATGATGGAAAAGGTGTAATAGTTAATGATACTTTGATGCTTAAAATCGAAAAGAGAATGAGTGAAGTTGGATTAAATGTTTTAGTTGGATCAGATAACAATGGAAATGTAACTGCAACTGAAATAAGAATATCCACAACAAAAGAGCAAAGCAAAATAACAAAATGGGTAAATAGTTTATCAGATACTTACAATAACATTTTATTAGCCTTAGCAGGTACTTATGGATTGAATTATGGTGGAAGCATAGAAATAGAAGCAGATATTATAAAAGAGCCTTTAACACCACAAGAGATACAAGCATATTCAGCAATGGTTAGCAATGGTCAAATGAGTATAGATACTTTGTGGGCTACATTAAAAACACATAAGAATTTACCTGATGAATTTGATGCAGAAATTGAAAAAGAATTAGTATCAGTTGATGGATTATTAACTCCAAATGAATAAATCAAAAAGGAACATTATGAGTAAATCAGAACAATATGAAATATATAAAAATGAAGTTATTGATAGTTTTGGTACTAATGCAAAATTAACATCATTTAATGACTATATGGATAGCTTAAAAGATGAAGTAGCTACAACTCTATCAGTACCTAGTAAATTTTTAGGGCAAAATGAAACTGCAATAATGGCAACTAAAACTAATGAGTAAACAAACTCTAGAGCAGGAACTTTTAAAAGATTTTCTAATGCTTGAAAGATATAATCCTAAAACAATGGCTTATGTTCAAAATAATTTAGAATTAGCAGTTAAAAATATAATTGACTTCATTTCTAATACTCAAA